AATTTTATTCCTGGTATCATTATCCTCAAAGAATTTAGTTCCAAATTGAGCAACTCTTTTATAAGCTGAATTTATTATTTTATTTATCTCATTCTCTTTGCCTCCCTCATCATATCTGAGTAGCATGTTTTGACACTCACTTTTATTGATGCCAAAGTCATTGAATGCAATAGCTAACTTGAAAAGGTTATTATTCTTTTGACCTTCAATCATTCCATACTTTTTATCCCACCACTTAACAAGATTTTCAATAATACGATTGTCTGATTTGATTGGAACAACAACATCAATAGACCCAATATCCTCAAGTTCTGGCTCTTCAATTTTATCCCATTGAATTGAGTCAATATTTACATACAAATCAGGGTCATAAGATTCATAACAAAATCTATCTATATTGCTGCCACTATTATCCCAATATTCTGAGTCAAAATAATTAGATAATGAATTGAAATATCCTTTGTGATCTCCTTCTGTTGGTATCTTAACAAGAGCCTTAACTCCTTTACCTGATGGACTTATCCAAGCTGAAAAAATATACTGATCTTTTATTAGTTCAGCTTTGAATTGAATAGCCTCAGCCATGCAACTCATATTGTCAAAGTCCAAAATTATCAATCCAGACCTTTTATCTATGCCATTAATACTCCTCTTGGTGAATGTTCCATTGAAACACACCCCAGGGAGCTGCATCTTATAAGGATTCTGCTCATTTTTTGTAGGCAATGATCTTATTGTTTCAACTAACTCCTTTGATTTTCCTGATTTTATCCTATCTAAACAGAATAACACATCTCTGTTAAATGGGTTGGTGGTCTCAGTAACCTTTTTGAAAATAGATACAATCATTTAATACTTATTTACTATTGGTAATTCAAAAAATGTTAAAGGCAAAACACCAAATCCTTTACTTTTTGCAAATATTCTATTACAAGTCCATGCTTTTTGTGCATAATCATTTGACATTTGCTGATATGAATAGTAATACTTTATACTTAAAATTTGCGTGTCTGTTAAATTTAACTTCAATATTTGGTGAGGGTTTAACTCATCATGTATATTCAATTTGTAAGCAAAAATTTCTTTTTTTAAAACATCACTTTTATTAATTTTATAAAAACCAAGTAATATATCTTTGTTTTGTAATAAATTTACTTCTCTTTCAACATAATTCTCCTTACGTGTATCCCAAAAATAAACAAAATCATTATTTACATTATTTAAATCCCAATCAACACTATCACTTTTTTTTCTATTACACGTCATACATGAAGTAGTTAGGTTAGTAATGTCATTTGTACCACCTTTTGAAACAGGATAAATGTGATCACATTCCAAATCAATTTCACTTCCACTAACACCGCAATATTGACAAGTGTACTTATCTCTTTTAAAAACATATAGTTTTTTAGAACTACTTACTAACCTTCTTTTTTGTATCATATATAATTTTAGTTACATAAAAAAACCTCCTAAATCCTTTGGGGTCTGACTTCCAAATTCATTAAGAGGTTTGATAACTTCTTTAGGTTCTATGTTGTCAGACCGAACCGTTCACAAATATAAATATAAATTTTCATATATGATACAAGTACATAGTAATTTTTTATAAGTACCTTGATAAGTACCTAAAAAAACTTAGTATTTATAAGGGTTTGAATACCATTAGGTACATAAGTACACATTGAAAACCGTTTTTTGAAAAAAGTGAAATTTATAAAAAGAGTAAAAAAAATAAATATATATAGTATAGAGAAAAGTTATAAAGTACCAAAGTACCTAAATAAAAAACCCCCTCACTCGTTTGCAAGGGGGTTATTAATAATAAAACAAAGCTGTCAAATATACTCATATAAATTCAATCTGATTCTTTTTTTTATGAGCTTTAATGTTTTTAGATCCTCACAATCAAGTACCTCAATATGCAATGGTCTTATAAGGTGTTTATCTCCAAACAAGTCACGTTCCTTTTCAGTTATTTGATAATAGATCCTATCTTTTTGCTTTGTAAATAGCTTATGTATTTTAATCCCATGTAAGATAGTACAATGATCTTTATTGAATATCTTAGCAATGTGATGAAGGGTGTAAGCCTGTTCCCTTAGTTTATTGTAAAGATAGTATCTGGGATAGATTACCTCTCTTTTACGGCTAACCTTAGTAAGGTTATTCTCTTCGATGTATTTTATGATTTCTTCCATAATCCAATAAGTATTAATATAAAACCAACTGCTGCAATTAACAGTGCCATTTTTGCTTCTTCAGCCATTGGTCACCTCCTCTACCTTATAACCATTTTCAATAAACCATTCTAATGTATCCGGCATATCATCTGGATAATTGTAATCTTGCAGGCATCCATTATCATCAAGGTAGCAATACCACCAAAATCCTAACTCTTCCTCCATGGCATCCTCAAGCCATACTCTGTATTTTTTCATATCAATTAAATTTTAATGTGTAAGCCATAGCTTTCCATGCTAAGACTAAACGGGTTGGGTTTGTTATTTTCATTCTATTCTGATTTAAAGGTTTCGTTGTAGTATTGGTTTGGGTTGCTTGTTGCTCTGTCTTCTTCATCATACCCATTATTCCATGCTTCAATTATTTGCTCTTTCTCCATTTTTTTAGCTTGTTCAATTAAATATAAATCTCTATCTTCAAGTTGCCATTCTTTACTTAGTTGTTGTACCAACCATTCTACTGCTGTTTTCATTCTATTCTGATTTAAAGGTTTCTTTGTAATAATCATCATTTTTAATGTCTAATGAAATGTAATAATCTGTCATTCCTTCAAATGGATATTCACCATTCCATCCTTCCGCTGAATTTTTGAAACCATCAAGTCTCGAATCTAATATCTGCTCTCTCTCCACCTCTAAAAACTTACTAAACTCATTGACAAATGTTCTGCCCTTCTCAGTGTGTATGTCAAACAGTGATGGATGTAACTCCTCTAATCTTGCAAATGCTTGCTGTAATGCTGTTTTCATATTTCTAATTTATATTTATTATTATTTTTATTTACTGTATATCCTAACTGTTTAAACAAATCAAAGTATCTGTACACTGCTCTCTCTGATACATTCAAGTACCTTGCAATGGTATGGATATACCTTGGTTTATGTTGTAACATCTGCATGAGTCTAATGCACCTGTACATCTTAAGTTGATTCATGCCTTTCAATTTTAATTATTAATTTCTCCCATAGGTTGCTCATCCTTCGAGCTTCCCATTCTGAGTCTGCTTGCACAGTCTTTTTTAATATCCTCCAAGCTCCTCCAATGTATCCGTGATAGTGTATTGTCCACATTTCTTAATATTTTTAAATAGTTATTATATCTTACTTCATCAAAGTTATCCCAGTAACTGATAATTGCTAAGTTGATTTTAGGCTCTCTCATGCTATCCAATTATGCCAATATATATCAATATACCTAAAATTGTCAAAAGTGCCACAGATGCCACGAAAACATCTTGTACGGCTTTTCCTCTACTATCCATTACAAAAAAGATTTAAGGTTAGCACAATACATCTCAAGGCGACCTAATGCACGAGCCTGAGTGTCTAATTTATTTCTGTACTTAGAAGCTAAGTAATGTAATTGACCACGAGTACAATCTTTGATAGCATCTGAGGTTATTCTAATACGAGTTACCATACCCTCAATCATGTCTTTAACATCGTCAATAATACACTCAAGTTCATCCTCATCAATGTAAGTTCCTTCACCATCACATTGAATACAGTCATAAGCATAATCAAATCTTGGATCTTGATCACAAGTGTCATTTTCAACAATTCTCCCTGATCCTGAACAGTGAGAACATTCTTTAATAAATTGCTTTTTCATATTTGCTTTGTTAATAATTATAGAACAAAGTTAATAGTTATTTTTATATATGCAAATAATTAAACAAAAATAATATTAACAAGTGGATGTTAATAACTGTTGAAGTCAACTAAATGATATAAAAAAACCCGCTAAGTGTGGGCGACCAGGGACTCCCTAATCCATTAACCATAGCGGGTGTATTAAAATGATCCGGTAACTGTTCTAATGGTAAGTATCCGAATACTATTTCTTTTTAAACCGTTTTACAACAAACTTAGATGCCAGTGTTGCAATAGCTTTTAAAAGTTTATTTTCAGATTCAATCTTTACATGAGTTCCTGTCTCATCTTGCTTGATGTTAACATCTACTTTTTTACCATCATAATCAAGCTCTTGGTTTATACCGTCTTTATGATACTCAACCTCAGCTTTGTTGGTCTTTATAATAATATCAGTTTTATCCTCTTCAATGTTAACCTGTACTTTACGAGGTCTGCCTACTTTTTTTGCCATAACTTAAAATTCATTTATTAAACATATTGAAACTCTTGCATAATCCTTTGCCATTTTAACCATACGTTCATAGTCAGGATTGTTATTAAGGACCAAACAACCCTCAGACCAACCGCCTATCTTAGTGGCTACTTGTTGAGATCCTTTGTTATAAGTTGCACCATGAATATTCATGAATATAATATCATCCATTAATCGAGTAGTGGGGTTTGTTTTACCATCTGAAGTATAATCTCTTCGATATGGCACCTTAGCAACTTGCCTTAATGCTTCCATCTTGCCCCTATGAAGTCCATAAGCATAAGCATCATAGTTCCAACGATCAGCCTCCATAACCGCAGTTCCTTTGTTGCCTTTATTTGTTGTACAAGAGGTTACAAATTGAAACTCTTGACCAATCCAGATATAAACTTTGTCATCAAATACATCATTTGCATCCTCATTGGACCGTACAAATAACAGCCACATATCAGCTGGGATGTTTTTATACGTTGATAGCGACTTTACTCTTGCAAGTAACTGTTCATCAGTATAGTTTTTTACGTTTGTCATTTTCTGAATTTATAAATTAAAAACAAACTTACAATAAATAATAGAATAAATATTACTGCACTTGAATTATCTATATGAGTGATTACTTGAGGCTCTCTAATACAATTGGCTTTAAGCAAGCTATCAACATATAAATCATTTTCCATCCTCAACAGTTAACTGAGATAATGTAGCGGCTACTGTTCCCGCTGTTATGGCATATCCTGCTACAGTTACAACCGCAGCGGGTAATGTGATAGGAGCAGCAACAATAACACCTGCCACAGCCCCAACGGCAATGGCAATCTTTTGTACTTTCTTCCAAAACTTTGGAGTCGGAGCATTGAATCTTTTTACTAAACTCATTTTGATAGTTGTATTTCTATTAGTTTCTTTACACTTGTAGTTAATTCGCTAACCTGCTCAGCAAGGTGTTTGATCTCAAGTTGGGTCATTTTCTCAATAGCATCATATTTAAACCTTGACTCATTGTCAACAAGCTCAATTTTACCTTTTAGCTTTCCTTGCGTTTCAATTATAGTCTTTTGTTCATCCATTACTTTCTTTAAATCTGAATGTAAACTTTTTAAAAAATATCCTATTCCAGATATGAGTATTGTTATTACTGTAAATGCCACTTCGTTAAATCCCATCACAAAATCAATATGCTATTATTATATCCATTCTCTCTATAGTTGCCAAAACAAGGGCAGCTATTATCACAAAAACCATTGCAATTGCAGTTACAATGGTCAATCATTGGTCTTAGGTCGGTGTCTTTATTTGCCTCTGATATAAATATAGGATACAAATCTTTATTAGCTATCAAGTATCTTGTTAATCTTGTTTCAAAGAATGAAGCCTTTTGTGCATAGTGCTCCATTCCAAAGGCAACCTCTGAACGTGTTACCGATCCTGAAAAGTCACCGAACTGAGTTTGAAGTCCTTTATTCTTAAGTTGGTAAGTCAATCCAAAAACAGCATCCTCAGCTGATCTCCATGCAATCACAGGTTGTATAAATGATACAAGATCTTCCTCTTCAGGTGTTAATGTCTGAGCATTATAAGCTGCTAATAAATGATTATAAAAGATAGTGCCTAAGATAGGCATCACTCTAAGCTGTGATTGAGTAGCTATGTAAGGCGTAACATCTGTTACATCAACATTGAATGTAATAGGAGTGTTTGTCTTTAAATAGTTTTCTGTTATAAAGTAGTTCATGGTGCAGGTGTTGTTGATTCATTTGATATAACATCACCTCCCTCAATTGGAGGCAGTGAGGCTAATGCTCTAATCTCATTAGGAGTCATTTTTTCAAGTACCTTAGTAGCAACCAAAGGACTTAATGAGTTCAAAGCATCTGAAGTCTTAGAGGTATCACCTTCAAGTTCGACAATAGTCTCATTGATAATCTGAAAATTATTGATAGAATACTTACCTGGTATCTTAGCAATATGTAACAGCTCATTAACTATCTGTTCAATATGATTTCTCAAAGGCATTACTACGTTTTTTTCAAAGATTACATAAGCCTGTTTAATATCACTACCTGAGCCAAGTGCTCCTGTGGTCCTAATACCCATAAGTATTGGATCAATAGTATGAGCAAAGCATATCTGTTCAGTGTTAAGGCTTGATGCCTCTTGAAATAACTTATCATTGCTGTTGGTTGGTAGGCTCTCAATCTTAGGTAACTGATCTTGATTATTAGCAAAGAACGCTACTGCCTTTCCAGCATTAGCTGCCCCCTTTAATCTATCAATAGTTTGCTTAATCATTGACTTTTCTTCCTCTGACTGTGGTCTTTTAGGGAACATCATAGCAAAGGATGGGAATATTGAGTTCTGAATGTTAGCTTTTGCAAAGTAACTTAGCTCACCAGATAAGAATGCAAAGTTCAAAGCACTTGAATATTGAGGTAATGGATACCAATCTTGTCCTAATCCCATCAACTCATAGCAATATAGTTGTTCTAAATCAGTATTTGTTGGATGGTATTTCTTAATCGGTTTTACATCTATTCTTGAGGACCAATCCTCACATAAAAAATATGTTTGTTTATCTCTTGATATACGCACTTTCTCAGGTGAAACAGGATAAACCTTTGTTAAATCACCTTTCTTGCTGTAACATAGCTTAAAATAAACCCTATTGTGTACAATCAACTGTTTAGTAATATCCTTATCGGTTCTTGCTAACTTGATTTTCTTTTCAAATGTAAACAATTTGAGTTTATCATCGTTGGTCATTTCCTTAGTCTCAAGAGTATAACCACCTCCGATCACAGCATTAGACTTATAATCTACTATTGCACCATGTAAAGGGGAACTATAGTACATTTGATTAAGGAGCTCAGGGTACATATTATCCTGGCCAAATGGAATATAACCAGCCACTTGATAACGCCCATTGACATAAGGCAGTGATAAGTTAGCACCGCCCACTTTTTGAAACGGCGTACTAAATGATTGATAACCTTCGACAATCTCAGGTGTTTGTGGCTTACTGCCTATGAATCTGCTATACCATGCCATTAGTCATATATTGAATTAACTGCTACGCCAGCCACAACCATCCGACCCTCTTCAATCATGTTCAATCCTGTAGGATCAAGAGTAGGTATAAGGCTTTCATAAACTTTATATTTATACTGACCTTTGATCAAGGCTCCATCTGTTGGCTCATCAAAGGTGAAAAGGTTGTATCTCTCAGGATAAGGTGAGGTATCAGTACCTTCCCAGTATATTGGATCAAGAGATGTATTAAACTCATCTTCAAATTCAAATAAATAGAAAGGGTTGCTTATTGTTGCAACCTCTGTTAAGGTCAAAACAAAACTGTTTACACTATCCTTTTCAAGATATATCATATCTATATTGTACTTAATAGATTAAATAATTAAAAAAGCCCCACCGAAGTGAGGCTCTTACATAATCTATGGCGAGACTATAGTAATCCTGGGATAATAGTTGCATCAACCTCATAAGCAAGGAACTCATTTTCAGCAACCAAAGTAACTGAATATTTTGAACCATCAGCTCGAGTTGTTCCTGATCCTTCACCTGTTGCAGAAACTTGCAAGTAAGGGAACCACCAGTATTTACCATTTGCATCTTGTACAATACCAGCCAAATATTGTTGACCAGACCCAAGAACTTTAATAGCTCTTGACTTCTCTTGATCTCTTCTATGAAACATCAAGTTTATAGTAGCAGTTACATAACTTGAACCGTTGATCAAGTCAATAGCAGAGTCCTCAGTATAAGAGGACACATTTCTTCTAAACTCTAACTCTATAAAGGGCAAATTCGGATCAACTAATGTTATTCCGTCAACGATCCAATTAGTTCCTGTTTCATCAGTAGTCACAACATCAATGTTGTCTTGTTGATTAACATAGAACTTATAGATCCCTCCAGAGTTGTTGTCGCAAGATTTTAAAATTGTTTCTAATGTTGCACAGCTCATTGTGTTAATTTTTTAATTGTTAAAAATAGGGGGCTTTAACACCCCCTTACTTATAGTTTAATCGAAGCAAACGTTATAAACAACGATCTCAGCAGGGTTCACATAGTGGAATCCAACTTTCATGTTAGCTCTTGTTCTCAAATAAGGCTCAGCAACTGAGTCATTTAAGTTAACAGCTTTCAATGCTTTGTCATCACCTTCAGCATCAAATGCATAGATAAGGTTATTTTTCAAAGTCAATACGATAGTGTTGTCAGCCATACCCTCACACACAACTACATTGATACCTAAGAAAGTTAATCCTAATGGTAATGTAACATAAGTCATCGTGTTACCTGATGCAGCAGCTAATTCATAAGCCTGAGCTACGTTAGTTGAAACATAAAATCTCAAGTCAGCTTTTTTACGAACGATTGCAGATGGAGCAGCATTTAATACAGTTTCAAATGTAGCAAGTACATTCGTGCTATCAATAGCACCTGCATAAAGACCAGCAGCGATAGAACCATCACCACACAATTGTTTGATGTATCCATTACAAAGAGATAACAAAGTATCCTCAGACTCAACATCACCTTGCCATCTTAGCAACTCAATGTCTTGACCGATTTGAGCAGCCATTTCATTCCAGTAGTATGACATAAAAGATGCAACAGTGAAATCACCATTAGATCCTTTTGACATTTGCAATGCTAAGAATGATTGCTCTAAGTCAAATTGACATAACTGAGCCATTGCAGACAAAGGACATACGTCGATGTCAACAGCATCCAATGAATCAGTTGGAGCATTAAAGTTACAAGTAGATGCTTGTAGGATTGATCCAAAAGTTACATTGGCTAACTTAGTTTTAGATTTGATACCCGGTAAGGTACGGAAGTTGTTAGGAATATCTTCTTGTGTAAGATACGCCTTTGAGTAGAACTCATCAGGGTTTGCACATAGCAAAGCATTAGTTTCTACCTCTAAATCAAATTTTAATTTACGGTTCATTTTATTTGGTTTTTGAAAATTTTACAAATTCTTTAAATAATTCTCGAGAACTCATCTTAACATCCTTTGTAAGATCAATCTCTTCTTCAACTGTCTCAGCACTCAATGCCTCTTCAAGTTGGTTTTTTAAATCAGCAATCATAGCAACAAGCTGTGTAACTTGCTCCTCAATCACAGGCATAACTATTGCAAGTACAGCCTCTGCATCAGTAGCAGGATCAACAGCCATAGCAACATCCTCAGCAGCTGTCTCTTCCTCTTCCTCTTGTACATCCTCTTCAGCATCACTTACAGTTGTCTCAGCTTCTTGCTCAGCCTCTTCAGTAGCTGGCTCTTCTGCAGCCATTTCTTCTTTAGTTTCTTCTTTGATCTCGATAACCTCGCCATCTTTTACGACGTATATCTTACCTTCAATCAAATGTTCTCCATCAGGTAACTTCATTGTATTTAGTTTTAAAATTTCCGACATCTTTAATCCAAGGAAGCCCTCTATTGAATATCCTATTTGATCTGACTCAACTAAGCTATCATAGTACTCTTTATCTGTCACCTGACTAACCAGCATCAATGTCCCCTTAGGTACATCAATACCATAAGTGCTGAATGCTTTATCCTCCTTTGGATTGTCAACTATCCATGCCTCAAGAATATAAGCAGGTACTTTCTCTTCAGCATCATGCTCTAAGTTGAAAATATCTTTATTCTTAAGATCCTGCATGAACTTTGCATGAATAGACTCAATGACCTCAGCTGTGAATTGAACATCATATTCAAAGCCATCCTCATCTCTTCTGTAGATTTGCATCGGTATCATGGCAGGTGCCACAATACGCATCTTAACGTCATCTTTAAATGTCATAGGAACAGCGGCATTGAATGCCATACCTTTAACCTTGATAGCAGGCTTTGAAGTAAAGGCAATCATTGACATACCTAACTCTTCGCCATCGCTGTACTCAGGGTCAATAGTAATTTTATAGACGGGTCTATCCATGCCTATATTGTAGAAAGTGTTATATTTGTTAAAAATTAAAATCTATGGTAGAAATTTTAGGTAAAAAAATACCCAATCAACTCAATGAGTTAACGGTGCAGCAGTTTGAAGACATTACAAACATTCACGCTAAACAGGATCTTGATGCAATAGAAAAGCACCTTGCAGTGTTTGAACTATTAGGAATCAAAGAAGAGGATTTTGAGGATACCTCAATCGAGGATTTTAAAGCCTATGTAAGGGACTTCAATAATATCAAAGGCGCTAAAAAGATAGTGAACTCAATTGAGCTTGATGGATATAAATATACTGCCTTTGATACTGAGTTCAAACTATCAGTACGTGACACTAAGCATATTGAGAAGGCTATGGCATCAAGGCACAAAGGTTATATCTCTGAGATACTTGCTATTTTATTCAAACGTGAAGACCTTACTAAGACTGAGCATTATGCTGAGGCACATATCAAGCACAAAGCAAAATTAATACGTGAACAAAAAGCGGCTCTTGCTGTTCCTTACTTAGCTGAAATTGGTTCTAAACTTTCAAAAGAATTACCTAAGAATGAACCTGCCAAAGTCGTGGAATGAGATAGATGTTTTACAGTTTAAAGAGATACGGGAACTTTACTCTATAGAAGAAACATTCACACGAGAGATTGAGATACTTGCCACACTTGCCGATATTAGTTCAGATGACTTAGAGGACTTAGATGTAAGTGAGGTAAGCTCGATGCTTAGAGATATTACATTTATAAACTCTGAACCATCTAAAAACTATAAACATGACCTTGACGAGTGGAAGTTCAAGCCATTATCTAAGCTCACAACAGGTGAGTTCATTGATATGGAATATTTCTTCTCAAATGATTATACTAAACACATTGGACATATAGCCTCTATCTGTTACCGAAAGCATTCAATCAATGAGTGGGGTGAGTTAGTCTTTGAGCCTTATAAGTTTAATCCATTTGATAGGCATGAGTTGTTTGATGAGTATAATATAAATGACATCTATGGCATAATACCCGAATACCTATCATTTAGAGAAACATTCATGGGTAAGTATGAATTGTTATTCGAGTCAGATAGCATTGATGAGGATGAACCGCCTGAGACACCTGAGGATAAGAAAGCGGATCAAGAAAAAAAGAGTGCTGTTAAATGGTCATGGGAACGGCTACTCTATAGTCTATGCAATGAGGATCTAACTAAGATGAAGGAAGTAACTGACTTGCCTTTAATCCTTACCTTTAATATGTTGGCAATGAAAAAGGAGCTTAATATTTAAAGCCCTCTAAATGATAACGGTGCTGTAAAATCTCCATCAAGTGGTTCAAATGTATAAATGATAGAACGCTTTTCGCCAAGTATATTTGCCACTTGCAAAATAGGATATCGTTGAGTCATCCATTCAGTATATTGAGAATAAATTTCTGCTGTTATTCCTTCACTATCTAACCTTCTTGTAAGTTCAGCACAAAAGTCATAAGGAGCAATGTATATTGTACCATTATTCAAAAATCCAAAGTAATACATAGCTATTATTTGAATCTCAAGTTCACCAAGTGCAGGTATATTTGCATTGATACGCACTGAATCATATAAAGCACCTGTATCAATAGCACCCGCCTCAGCAATTAACCTTTGTAATATCACTTGAATCTTTCTCCTTGTTGGATACTTGACATTGAATATACCATTATTTGCGTAGCGTGCCATTATACCTCAAATTGAACTAACCAATCATTAACCATGCCTTGTATTTCATCATCCTCCCAAGTGCCTATATATGGCATATCTTCAGCACGAACACCAAAAGAAGCCGTATCTGTTGTGAGTAATACATCAACTGCTAAAAGTTGATCAAGCGCCTTATCACTAATTGTGTTAAGGTTTACTGTAATTGTAGGGTTCTCAATGCCTACATTAAACTGTGGAAATTTATATATCATGATAGTGTTGTTCCTGTTACTGTGAATACTCTGCAAGGTATGTATCTATTTAAGGATGTTGCTGTTTTTGAAACTGATGATGATATTAAACCAGCAGCTGCGTTTGATTGATTAATTAACCTAAAAGCATTTGTTGTTCCATTATAAAATGTAGTTGATGACCAGTAATTGTGTTGTGTTGCCCCTAAGTTTAAAGGAGAATAATTCAATGGTTGTTGGTCTAATTTTGCCAATGAAAATAATTCTTGAATATTTGGCAATCTCCACCCCGTTGTAAAACTGCCTATGCTTACTGCTAATGCTCCATCTATTGAGTTGTCCCAATTTATATCCGCCCCATTACTTGTACGCCTCCAACCTAATACTGTTGAACCGTCATAAGTTGACCAATCAATTACTATGTTATTGGTATATGTTGTACCGCCTAACTCATCTGTAAATCTATTCGTGTTTCCAAAAGGATTATTCTCAGCAAGTGTTGTAAAATTAGTTGCTCTTCCAGCTTCAATATCACCATCGTCACCTGTACGATAAGAAGTAGTTTGACCTGTTTTCATTAACTTAGCTGTGGTTCTTGAAGAAACCGCACGAGCTTTGATATATAAGTCTTGACTCATGCCTTAATAATGTTTAATGTTACAACAGCCGCTGTATTTACAGTCACTGTTATTTTACTTCCTGAGGCTATTGTATTGCCAAGTGTATAAGAAGCCCCATCATCAAGAATAGTTGTAGTAGGACTGTTTAATATGTTCGTAACTGATTGAATCTTTAAGTTATAAGGCGCATAAAAGTCAACAGTCAAAGCATCAATTAACTCAACTGTGTACTTTATACCAACATTGACCCATAAAGAACCATTATACTCTAATGAATCACCTTTTTGAACTGAACTTATATAAACATTATGCAACTCATCAAGCTCCCATCCGTTCATAATCTTTACATAAATCTTACCATGAACAGCATGAGCATACTCAACATAACCTATCACTACAATATGACCTGTTGCTCCAGTTGGTTTTACATTGGTCAATGCTCCTGCAGTTGTTGGAGATAAGTAAAGGACATCACCATCTGACCATGTCTCACCTTGTAGACTTCCTGTTGTATTTATTTCTTCAAGTTGACCAACTGTTATGATAAAACCCTCTTGATTAGTTGCAATTGTTTCTGTAACAAGTCCTATAGTATCAGCTGAGTTCAAGTCATTATCTGCCTGAGCATAATCAACAGCAAGTCTTTGACCTTGTGCTCCTGATACTTTAACAGCTGTATAGTTAGCCTTTGTCAATGTAGCATTAGGGACAACTTTATTAACAACTCTTGCAACTAAATCAACGCCGTTCTTAAGGATAACATTACCACCCTTTAATGTTGTTTCTGAACTACCTGATGTATCATTCCATCTTGTAGTTCCTACAGATGCAGTCCCTGTTGGTGATGTATCTAATGTGAGTTGACCTGCCTTTAACTCATACTCGCCTAAATCAACATCTTGAGTTGCTCCTGTATAAGGAACAAAATTACCTGCTGAGCCATTAATAATCTCTTGACCCGTTATAGATCGAGTGACATAACCTGATCCACTATCAACACTAACCTCTATTAAGTCAGTTGGATCAAGGTCAGATCCCTTGGGAGTCATGTTTGATATTTTACTTCTATCTATTGGCATAACTATATTGTATTATTGAGGTAAATTTGTTACAAGAGGCACTTGACAATCTGTCCAGTTACTCATATCAACATCTAAACTCATGACCCATCCAGCAGCATAGTCAAGAAGTTGATTATTCAAAGGTTGTAAGGATGGTTGGCCTAATACATCAAAGGAATAGTTACTACTAAATGTAAAGTAATTAAACAAGTCAACAAGTATTTGATGGCAGTCCGATAAGATCACCGTTATATTAGCTCTATCTTTTTGAATGATGTCAAGACAATATATCTCAAGGCTTATACTATTAGTGTTCTCACTTGGTATTGCTGTGATAGGAGCTATAAACACAAGAGGGTATTTCTCATCCTTTGTTGCAAAGTTAGGCAACTGCTCTACAAAGTCACTACCTACTTTCTTAACCTGTAGATGGTCATTATAGAATGCTATTATTTCATTGATTAGGGCTTGATAACTTGTCATAATTCTGCGTTTCTTTGTATCTTATTAATTCTATTTTGAGTCCCTGTTATTTCAGTCTCACTAACTATTGCAGTGACTGTAATATTTTGACCTGCCTCTTGATTAGGATTCCCTACATTATTCAACTGATTAGCTCCACCGAATAAACTCACAGCAGGTGTTGCCATACCGCCTGTTGATGTCTGAGTATCAAAGCCACCCGTAGGTATATCAGGTGATGCTGGAGCTTGACCCCCTCCCTCGAATTGTGCTGATGCTATCTTTGCAATGTTCACAGCCGAGGCAATACCAGCGGATGTTAATGCAGCAGCCATAGCAAAGCCCCCATCAAACTTAGGATACTGAGCTAAGATAGATGTGATAGCCTTAGCTCCATCAATTACCGCCATCCCTAAGTTAAATGCTTTTTGAACGGCAAACTCTTGACGTGCTGCCCTCTCAGCTTCCTTAGTTCCCTCTTTATATCTACGTTTTTTGAAACTGAAAAATAAATCAGTTAATTGTTGAGTTGCTTGCAATCCCATTGTAGCATAGTTCAATCCATCAGCAACTTGTTTAGCCTCAATCTCATTAAGTTTCTTAGCCTGCTCCTCTGTTGCTACAATCTTTGCCTGTCTATATTTCTCTTCAATAGCTTCTTTTTGTTCAGCAGTTAGTTCAGTATTTGCAAGTTCAGTTGCTTTTTGTTTATCAAGTGCCTCAATCTGTAACTCAAGTAAACGTTCAGATGCTAACTTTTGTTGATCAACAGTTAACTTAGTTCTATCCATGTCAAACTGTTCACGAGATAGCTTAGTCTCAGCGGCTAACTGTTCAGCATCAAGAAGTTTTTTAGCCTCAGCAATTTTAAATGCTGTTTTATTTTTTTCAATTTCTTTAATATCATTAGCAAGTTTCAACTCGATGTTCTCTCTTTCAGTTGCAGTAAGTTCAGCACTTTCCAATTCAACAGTAGCCTTAGCCTCAAGGAGTCTAATGTTTGCCTCAAAAGTTTCAAGTTCATTTTGTGCCTTTAATACATTTGCCTCAGCTTGTGCAAGTACCTCCTTATTTGTTAATGCCTGTTGAGTCTTATCAAAGTCATCTTGTAGCTTTCTTTTCTTTTTATCGTAGTCAACATTAATATTAAATAATTGATCGTTACTTAGTTTTAAAGTCTTTTGATATTTTGCTAAATAATTTTGTTCAGCTTGCAATGCAGCAACCTCAGCATCAACTCGTGCCTGAGTTCCCTCTTGAGTTAGGTTAATTTTCTTTTGTTCAGCTTCCTTAGTTTTCTTTAAACCAGCCTCAACCCGTTTCTCATATTCAGCTTGCTGTGATTTAGCCGCATCCTGTGCTGCCTTAGCAGCCGCTATCTGTGCATCCTGTGCTTGCTTAGCCACACGTTGATCAACCTTAGCCGCCTCATTTGCATAGTATTGTTTTATCTCTACTTTGGTCTGTTCAAACTTAGTAGTATCTTGATCCAAACTCTTAGCTAATCTAATCTGTTTCTCTATCTCAGCAAGAGCCGCTTGCTCATCAACTTTAAATTGCTCCTTAGCTCGTTGATTCTCATCTTGAATATTCTTTAACTTCCAAGATCTTAATGTCTCATCTTGCTTCCTATTGATGTCAATGATAGCCTTAACTCGTTGCCGTTCATTCTCTTCAATAGCAGCATTGTTCTCTTTATAAGCCTTGTAAAGGTCATCACGTTGCTTAATCTGTTCATCAGTCAACTCACCACCAGCCTCTTCAATAGCTTCCAATGAGGCAAGCTCTCTATCCATAGAAGCCTCCATTTCAGCAAGTCGTTCCTGCTCTAAGTCATATATGGATTTATTTCTATCTATGATTCCATAGACTTGACTTTCAAACAAGCTCAATTCATTATCTGTCAGATCTTGAGTAATATTATATAATGCTTTTCTTCTATTAGAAGTCTCTTCTATCTCAGCACGTTTAGACTGTTCAGCTTCTTTAACTTTCTCAGCATTCTCTTCTTCAGCATAAGCCGTTAACCCTAACCAGTCTGTCAATGCTTTAAACCCTTCAATCAATAAGTTAATAGGATACATCAAAGCACTCAATATGGTATCAAGAACACCGATCTTTTTTAAGAACACACCGATGGCTACAACTATGGCAGTGATAATAGCAACCAATAAGAATATAGGGTTGGCAAGTATAGTCATTCCTAACTTAACAAACGCCCCTCCCATAGTAGTCAATACGCCCATGAATCCCTTGAATCCTTTGGCTATCTCTCCCGGGTTTATATTACCCATGATCTTGCTAAACACTTGAGCCTTTTGCTGAGCCTCTTCAAAGTCTAAGCTCATTAATGAGTCTTTAATACCTCCTAATGAGTTGCTAACCTGTTCAAACTTAGAACCTGATGCAAAGACATTTACTGCCTCATTAGCATCCTTGATTCTATCTCTAAGCTCCCCCGCTTGTGCTGATAATTCAGCAACTTGTTCGGGATTAGTAGCCGATGCAATAGCACCTTGTAAGCCTCTTAGTTCAGCTTTCAATTCGGCTATGCCCGTTATCTTTAAAGGTATTTCAACTTCATTCATATTAGTAAACTCTTATTTCAATTGTTGTATTAAATAAAACCCCATCAACAAGCGCATAGGTATTATCAAGTGTAAATATCTGTAATGTGTTAGGATCAGCATTGTATATACTAATGTGAGCAGAGTATATATTGAATGATTGTATTATAGCATAAACATTCGACGCTGTAGGGAAAGCTCCTACTAATACACCATCATACTGACCTGCTCCTATTCGTGTCCATACAATATCTCCTATAGTGTTCTCAAGGATAGTCAATACAGGATCAGCAATACCTACTTGAGTAATATTAGCAATATACTTCTTATAAGCCACAACAGGTGCACCATTAATAGTATCAGTTACAGTTAAGTTCTTAGTTACTATGCCGTCATCACTTAGAGATTGATTATCTCCTATGATTATGCCCTTAGTTCCTTGAGTCACAACATTACCTCTACCCTTAACTACAACATCAGCACCCTCCATGATAATATTACTATTCTCATTCTTATACTTGAATATGCTATCAAGCCCTACAGATGTTATTGTATCTCCTAATGGATTGCCATTTGCAACCTTGAACGGTGCCAAGTCTATCTCAGTATCAATGCTTATTAACTCAACCTTTGTGAGGCTGTTGTTATTAGCGTTATAATCTTGAATCTTGTTTATATTCCACCATGAGTTATCAATGTAAATCTTATCATTGAGCTTCAATGACTGTATATCAGTTTCTCTTAAATCAAAGTAAGCCGTCAACATCTTACCTACGTTGATCTGATTAACAGTTCGCCTCCAATATAAGTTATAAAGGTTGTTTGATGTTAATGCTCCAACTTGATAAAAGTAATAATCATTGGTCCCAAAGTTAATGTCAAAGGTTGGATACAATGGATTGTTGAAATGTCCAAGCATAGGATAATCAGTTACTGAGAACTGTCCCGTTGTTCCAAAATCTATTATATCAAATGGTTGACACGTACCTTGACCGCCATCATACAAGATACGGATGTTAGTATTAGGAGCTAAGCCATTCAAGGCAGGAACATAAGCCCCAAAGATTGTACGATATACTGGAGTCGGGGAGAACAATAGCTCCTTAGTATCAACATCCTTAACATATTCATTGTCAAAGGTATATTCTATTTGACCGTATGTCTCACCTGTTACTTGAGTATAAACTACGTTCGAGGTGTCCTCGTCAGGCGCATAGGTTAATTTTAATTTCTTCTTAGTTACATCAGGCAAGAACATTAACTCTTGATCCTTATCTCTTGCTAACTTAGCACTCCAGTCCTTTTCAGCACCCGAGTCATAGTACTCATCTCTATGATATAAGATTAAGTTATTAGGGTTGTCAATATCCTGCTCAATATAAAGGTTGTACATCTGAAATATTGACTTAACAAAGTCAGATTGCTTAATCTCAACAGGGACATATTGATCTATTATTAAGTTAGATCCAACAACCTGTAAGTTATTCGATGGTAAGATATTCAATGTAATTGAAGTCAAGTCAAGGACCACATTAACATCTACAAGATTTGAGGCATTATCATACCAAAAATTATTCAAGGTAGGTACATTAGGAAATATCCCAGAGTAATATCCTTGAACATCAACTCCTATAGATAGAATCTGTATATCACCAGCATCAATAGAAGGAGCAGTCCCATCACTTTGAGAAGGTATGCTTAATGTCGTAGCAAAGGTTAATATAGTAGTAGATCCATTAGGCAAAGGACTTGAAGCAGGATAATCAACAGTTACTGATGAACCATATACTTTTACACTACCATAACCAGATACAAACACCTGAGCAAAGACTCTATATCTTTGAGAGGCTGTATATCCTGATACAACATAATCAAGTATTGCATTACCGCCACTTGTATTATCAAGTGAAATAGTACCTCCGATTGCTAACTCATGAATATAATGCTCCCCTGGTATTGCGCTTGTATTAAATGGCGAACTATACTCACCTGTTGTCGGATCGTATAAGTTTTGACTATCAATTACCTCTGTCCATCCTGAGTCAATATTCTCTTGAAAGGTTGCATTAATACCCGTTGGTTGTACATAGCTTGTGGTCCAAGTGTTAGTTGCTTGAACTAAATAGTCAGTGTAATCCTGATTATTAACATCACCATTGTAAGGAATTAACAACTTATCAAAGTGAGCATCACTTAATGCTGTCCATGTATAAGTGAACCCCGCATTACTGAATATCCTATCAAAGTAAGTCTTTGCATATATAGCAGGTTTAAAATCATTGACTTGATAGATATTGGTTTCATTGTAAGGCATTACATACTTGAATCCATCGGTTACTGTATTATTGAAACTTGCAACAATAGCCGCTGAATCAAAAGTATGGTTAAGATCTGAAAAGTCTAAGTCATTCAGATTAGCATTGGTAATAGCACTGAAGAACTCAGCTCTACTATCTTTAATCAATACCGTATAAGTAACATCTTCTTCATAAGCATTAGAGTACTGAGCTTTATTAACACTTACCAATTGAAGCAAAGCCTCATCTAATATTGGCACACCATTCTGTATAACTTGACACTTAGTTAAGGCATTGATGTTAAATGTTCCCGCTTGAATATTGACATCATAATAATTACCAAGCAACTCATTATTGTTCTTAGTGCCCTCAATTACAATGGTTTTCGAGAATGTTCCCTTGCGAGATGTTAAATCTCTAATGTCTCCGATGTTAAATGTTATTGGAAATACTATCTTTTCAGATACATCCAACTCACCTGTGCTGAGTACTATCTTAACCATTGATTATATCGTTATTGGATAACCTTACTTGTATACTTTGTTTGATTAAGTTGTTATTACGTTGCTTATATACTTCAAAGCTATTAGTCAACACATTACAACTTACATACTCAGTAAACTCAGGAACTCTAATCACACAACCCTCTTCATCATATAAGTTCAATACGTCTTCAGTTATTCGATAGATCACATTCCTTAGATAAGTCTGAGGTGATGTTATTAACTCTTGAAAGTAGATGCCTTCATTCTCACTCATCCAGTTAGTATTGAGGTCGTATGTCTTAGATACTTGAGTTGAATAGTTAATCATTCCTTGCTCATAAGTATTATATTTCCATTGACCGCTACTCACATAGCCCTTAACGTCCTTGTTGTATCCCTCTCTTTTGACCTGAGCTTTCTCATAAGTCTTAAGTTGAAATGCAAAGCTACTCCATGAACCCATGCGATCTAAAAATAGGATATGAGTCTCAGATATTTGAATCCTCTCATCTAAGATAATACGGTACTTGATAGACTTAACAGGGTTCAATAATCCATCACTATACCATACATCATAGTAAGTTGTTGATGCCTTAATCAAGCCAGCTGTTCCACTTACCAATGTTAATGTGCCAAAGTTATTAGGACCAACTGCCACACCTTTAATATATTGGCTTCCCGCAATTGACTTATAAAATATATCTCCATTACTATTCTCAAAGTAAACTCTTTCATTTAGTTGCACCCCGTTATCCTTAGCATTGAGCCATAAGTCTTGAGTCAGTGTACAATGGAAGCTCGTAGGCTGGTTAGTTAACCACTGCCCAGATACATTGTCAAGCGTATAAAGATTCTCATCATAGAACGGCATATCTATCCAAGGAATAGCTCCATTGAATACATACTTATCAATAGTTGTTAACAAGCCAAGGTTAATATCTTTTCTATTATCAGCATACTTAACTGTCCCATTGATAGTGGCATCTGTTACCTCAGACCATAATGCATTGATAGTAAAGTTAGTCGTTCCTGTTATAGCAATCACTGTGTGCAATCCCTCAACGCCTGGATTAGCCACACCCCCATCAGCTTGAATAATATTGATTTGATCTCCTACTTGAAATGCATGAGTTGCTGTGATGCGTACATTACCACCGTTATCTACTAATGATGCTGTGTAAGCTAATGAGTAGATATATTCCTCTCCTATCTTAACATCATACTTGTAATATGAGTTAGCCGCATCGTAGAATGTAGTGACAGCTGGGTCAAAGTCAAAGGTTACTTGATTGCTCAATAGCTTACTTACATCCTGTTCACCATAGCCAGTGCCGTATGTTGGTAATGCCTTGTAGTATCCTATCCTGTTTAATGTGCCTGACTCATATATCTCAAAGATGTATCTAAACCCATCAAGGTTCTTATTAGTCGAGTCCACTATGAACTTGACTTCATTGTACGCCGGTGTGAAATCTTGTGGCTCAGCTATGATTGACATTCCCATAACTATATTGTATTTAAGTTAGATTTTAATTAGAAGGATAGATATGAGTCATCTGTAAAGTACTCTTCTTTGATATGAGTGGCAGCATATCGAATAGCATCCATAGCATCATCCCAAAGTTTGACAGGCTCATCAGTAATTGTGTCCCCTATTTTCTTCCACTTGTAATTCTCATATTCTTTTTTGATTGCTGGATGGTCTTCGCAGAATATACCAAATGACTTGATGTTGTTAATACCTTGCTTGACTACCTTGTTGGCATTCTCAATGTAGTAACCTGCTCTATCTATCTCTGCAATGATCTCAGGGCGTGAATAATCAGCAAGGATGTTGATACTCTTTTCAATACCCAACTGATCCATGCGTGCTATTAAGTCAGTTGTTGTTAAGTAACTCTCATAGATCACAGGCTCAATGTATAGATCCTTATCCCTCCAGTATACCCTAACCAATGCAGTGGGGTGGTTATACCCAAAGTCAAGTCCATAGACATAAGATGTAAACTTAGCAGGTCGATGCTTGACAAAGGTCCAATTGGAGTAGATGTTACTCTTGGATATGGCTTTCTCCCCTAAGGCATAGATTTGATATTGTGCCTCATCAGTTCTCTTTAAGTCCTCAATCTGTTTCTTGATAGACTCAGGCAGGAACGGGTTATCCTTGTAAGTTGACTTGATTAGGATTGACTCTTCAGATGGTAATTCATACAGCCATGAGTTTGACTCCGATGGATTGTAATCAAAGATTAGCTTGCCTTCGGTTCTCATGTTCAGCTGAGTAAAGTCATCATAGTATAATTCATTAGCTTCGTTGCACCATGCGAGGTCTCTCTTCCTACCTCTTATCTTTTGCTCATCATCTACTGAAAAGAACTCAACTATTGACCCATTGTCAAAGGAATAGATATGCTCACTCTTATTGTGTTTATTGACATCGTATATCTCTAAGTTCTTCATGATCTCTAAGAAGTCCCTCATGACCGTTGCTCTCAATGCGGGGAAGGTTTTTCTTATGATACTTACTACCTTGTTTCTATTCTGCAAGCAATAGACTATGACCAACTGACAAAGTGAGTAGGTCTTAGAACTCCTTGAGCCGCCCTCATTGATTATGAATCTCACATTTGAGTTGAGGGCGTTGAAGTTCTTTTCAAATATGACCGTACTATTTATCTCCATTTTTTAGGCAATAGTTTAGCTATAACACTATATTTAGTATTATGACAATTAACCTATCTTACTATATATATATATTAAGTAGGCTTTATAATATTAACCTTCACCTCATTGATAGCTTGACCTTGAGTGGTTGTATCTACCCTTTCAGTTAGGTTGTTTAGTCGTTGAGTTATGGAAGGATTGTATTGCCCTGCCATACCTCCTTCAATCTGATCCTGTCTAATTGCTTCCTCTATACGCGAGCAGATTGTCGTATATTCAGAATATCTTCCATCTGTATTAGCAAAATAATCTTGTACTGCGCTACCTTTTTCAGCAGCAAAGCATCTGAATCCAACTTGAGTTAGTGGTCTCTCAAGAGGTACAGGAGTAGCCACACCTGTTTTAGTTGAAAGTGAGTATTGATATCTTGGATTTGATTTGCACCAATCCCTATATGCCTCGAATAACTCCCACATTTTCTCAGGTGTTTCAATGTATTTATGCTTTGGCATTGTCTTCAGCAGATGGTTTCTTCTTGCGTTTCTTCTTAGGTTTAGGGGTCTCAGCTGGGATTGGTCCATCAACAGCTTCGTACTTAATAACCTTTACCTCTTCTGTTGAGGTGCTGTCCTCGAATAGATACCCAAGTCCAATGGATTGATAGTATGGTATCTTATTCATATCAATCTTAGCCACTACAATTGTACGTGATCCAAGTACTCGATCGTATACCTTAACAGTCTTAGTTAGGTACTCTTCTTTAATTTTCATGCTCATAATTTTCTGTTATAATGAATAATAAATAACCTGCCAAAGTGAGTGCTCCAAGTTGTCGCATTAGATCATAGTTATCAGTGAATAGACTTACTACGAACCCCCATCCGATTAGATAGGTTGCCATACCGATAATATTAGCACTCTTCATACCTATATTGTATTTGATTTATATTTTCTTTAATTTCTTTGATAAGGAAGTAAGCTGATGTACTGTTGATTCCGAAATATTTAGCAAGAGCAGTCTGAGTTGAGTAACCTTTGTCATAGTATGCCTCAAAGATAATCTTTTTTATCCTGTCATCAATAGAGTTACGGTATATTTCAACAATAGCCTTTTTAAAGTTATATCTGTCCTCAATGTCTATCTTATGTTCAAGCTCAGTTGAATCGTCTATACGGTCACCAATATACTCTTGAGACCTATACACGTCATCTCGTTTAGTTCTTGATCCTTGAGTCCATATAAGTTCATACTTAATAGTGTTTAATAGATAGCTCTTTGCCTTGTCAGTTGACTCACAATGAACTTCAAGCCCAATGCAGTGTAAGTAAGCGTTATTGATCACAGCTGAGGCATCTATTGAATCAGGAATATTGAGGGTCTTAATGAAGTGAAGTGTGTATTTAAGCACTTCAGAGTAATTATAAGTAATGTATTGATCAAGAAAGTCCTTCATACCATACAAGGAAGTCTTTAAGCCATACTTTACGGCGCACCATTGAGCAGAAACATTCTTTGTCTTTGGATCCTGTTGCTTTGTTCTTAGCTCGTTGTAGTTTAATAAGGGTGCTCTTAGTGAGTACCTTGTCCTCAGGTTGGTTGAGTAGCTCTTCTATGAGTTGTATATCAGTTTCTTCAAGCATACGGCTGTAAGTGATGTTGCACAAGCAATGGTAAATGATTGAGAATATGCCCAAGTCCCCCAGAAGCTGAGACATTTCCAGCAACCAAGCGAAGTGTGCAGCCAATCTGGGAGATTGAGCTTGTTATCAATATAATTCTGTAATGGTTCGAAGTGAGTGAACCACCATGAGACTACTAAGGGAGTTAAGTATCCTATCATGTCGCTAAGGTAATAAAAGTTATTGAAATGACAAAGGGAGCTACTATGCTCCCCTTGTGGCTACTTCATCAAGTATTTAAACACCTTATCATAGAACTTACCTGTTACCTCTTGACCATGCATGAACCGGTACATTTGAAACTTATCCACCCCAACATCCTCAGCTAAGTGAATGACTTTATAGCGCCTGGATATCTTATCAAAGAGCTCAGCTCTTATTGAGTCAGTGAATGTCTCACCGTCTTTGATGTATACGGTCTTAGAACGGGAAGCCATTGTCTTCAGTATCTATTGGTGGAGCAATGTGAGCTGACTGTTCTCTTGGAACTGGTCTCTCAACCTTATATGCATCAAGAGTGTTATAGTACTTACCATTGAACTCTCTGCCTCTGACATTGAATGATACCTCAACAGCATCACCTCTCTTGACTGTGTCTAACATAGACATACGATCGTTGACTGTTTGAAACATGATATCCTGTGGATACTTTGAGTCCTCTGTGGTTAGGACAAATTCTCTAACTGAGAACTTATCACTGATTACCTTGACATCATTAATTAGCTTGATGCCTCCTTTGATTTTAAATTCTGACATTGTTTATATTTTATTTTAAATTATTAGCATCTTTATTTGTTTCGATGTACATTTTATTAGTCAATGCAAGAGCATAATCATGAGCCATTGCAGCTGTTGTTTCATGAGGTGCAAGATATTCTGTCTCATAACCATTGCCATTTGCTGACAATAATGCATTGAATGCCATTAACATGGCTTGTTGGTAAAATTCTTTTTTTTCCATTTTATTTATTATTAGTATCTAAGGTTTACTTTGTTTCTACTCTTATAATTATAAATATCTTCAATAAGAGTTCTGTATTGATCACGATTAGCACAATCAACTAATGCTGTAGGTTGAAGTCTTACTTTGTGCATAAACTCATTAAAATCAAATATTTCCTTTTGAAGAAGTCCTATCATTGTAGTTACAAAACCAGTTCTATTATAACCTAAATAATAAGGTTTAATCATTCGTATTTTATTAGCATATTCTTGAGCTAAATTTATATCATTATGTTTCCAAGTTCCTTCTTCAAAAATTTCAGTTGCATTATTATTTTTATGTATTTTTTGATTTAAACTTTTACTTCCCCATGAAGTATTATTTTGAACTAAAGCTATACAATCACTAAATACATAGTCAGAATTTTTAATTGAAAAATCACGCAATTTAATATATGACTCTATACCCATATTTGCATAACCTTCCATAAAATCTTTTTTAGTCCAATTTTTTTGATTCAGATTTAATGTGTGAACTTCATTTAATGAATATCCATTTACAATAATGTAATAAATAAAAGATTTTGCTTCTTTAGCAGCCATCAAACGATGTTGACCGTCAATCACTTCCATCTTTTCATTTACTAAAATTGGATTGCATTTCATTCCATAAACACGAATTGAATCAGCTAACCGCTTAATGTGTTGTAAATTTGGAACTCTGTTACCATCAATTTGTTTAAAGATTGATAAATCATTTGTTTTGTAAACCTTGTTTACTTCTGTTTTTAGTTGCACGTTGGTACTATTATTCCCCATTGGTGCTGTTGTTGTGTTGAACATAATTATTTATTATTTAAGATATTTACATATTGTGAATAGTACTCTGAGCAGTGTATAAGCCTTTCCTTGATTAAGTCCTCATATTGAGAATCTCTCTCATATCTTAACACTGTGATTCGTTTAGCCGGATCGATATGTTTAACCTTATGAATTGATCTATTATCCCAAGGAGTCAATAAATCATCATCAGTATCGTACATAGTATAGATTAACTCAAATGATGGTCTATCATATAGCCACATATAAGCACGTCCTTGCCATTCATAATCACTTGACTCCCCTTCATCAGGTGTAGCTGGGAAGGTCTCTAAGGACCATGAGCTCTTGATGTCAATGATAAGGTCATTAAGAAGAATATCACAGCATCCTGTCATTAGTTCATTCTCTACTCTAAGCGTGTTCTTAGTGTATTTAGTGAATCGAACCTCATTAAGTAGATTAATGCCATCCTGTTCGAACTGAGTTCCTTTAATCATTGGCTTAGTTGTAAGCTCAGATTCATATCCATAGAAGTCTTGTTTAGCTATCTTGCGAATCTCAGCTTTACAAGTTTCAGATAATACCTCAGACTTGCTCCTTGAGTTAGTCATGAGCTTCCCTAATTGTGATGGACGCCATTTCATAACTGTGCCTCCTGTTCTTTGGTTAGGTAAAATTTAGCTCTTAGCTCTTCGGATGTGAACTCCCCTTTATTGATAGCCTCAAGAGCAGCTTTGAAGCGAGTATCTGATAACGTTTCTTTTTTAGTTTCACTTGCTGGCTCCTTAGATGCTTTTTCACCATCATCATCAACAGCCTGCAAGGATAATGCACTTTGAAGAGTATAACGTCTGTAGTAAGTAATAGCACTTCCCATGTTTTGAGGATTAACTCCTTGAGGTAAGTCCATACATGACTCAAGCATATCGCCTGTTTCAATGTCTATTATCTGAGTACAAACACTATTACCTTGAATAGGTTGGAGCAACAGCAAGCCGTTCTCAAGAAGTACAGGCTCAACAACTTCCATAATGGCGTTTAGATCAGCGTACTTTGAATGATGGCTCATAGCGTTCTTAGTTACCTTACCGATGGCTAACTTAGCCTTGTGTAGCTTTTGATGCAAGGATAGAACCTCTATCTCTTGCGCTTCTCTGATCTTGTCAGAGGTGTTCTTTAATTCTTTCATGCTTTGATTATTATTTTCATCAAAGATAATAATATTTTGCATATATAAAAATAAAAGTTATTAACAAGTATATGTTAACTCTTCTCCAGTGAGTGCGAAGTATAGGTTTTCAAGTTGATGGGCGTATGTATTATTCCCTATTCTTAACACATGACCATCAACTTTAATTAGAAAATAATTAAAAAATCCTAACTCAACACCGAAATCACCTTTCATAAATACTCTATCAGTAACTTGTTTGAAACCTAATTTTAATAATACATTCTCATCAAGCTCAAGAGCCTGATAAAAGTCATCAATCTCATCATCTAATAAGTTCTCAATATCCTCTAAGTTTATGAGTCCAATCTTATAAGTTCCATCACCTAACTCAATCTTATATGAGTTACCTAATCTAATCTCGTGTGAATCTAATGTCATAATTTAATCTATTTCGTTATTAATCCCCTTGACTGGGTGTTTA